TGGCTGTTTCAAGGGTATAGTAGCCATTTGATAATGGTGCAATTTCGTCAACCAACAACACAGCATCTTTGCCTATTATGTCACTGTCAGCTCCAAAGTCCGTCCAATTACTTTCATCATTCCAGTCACTAGTATTTGTCCACTGTTTGGAAAGCCATCCACTTTCAGTAAAGAATGTCAGTATAATACCCGGTATCTGCAGGACTTCTGCATATTCGGAAGTAGCACACTTTTCAAGTACAACAGAAAATGTAACTTTCTTATCCGCCAATCCAAAGAGTTTGTTTGCATTAACAATGCCACGTGCTACTATCTGCTTATTTTGAGTTATCAACGCGTTCTCATTATCCGTAATATCTTGGGTCGCTTGAGCCATTTTCTCTTGCAATCTTGCACCCTCATCACCGGGAAACGCTGTTGCACTTGTATGACCAAGCGCAAGATCTGAACCTATAGAGGCTAATTGTGTGCCGCTCCAACGATAACTCTTTCCATCCTCTTTACAAAGAAATACTTTCCCAGAATAAGGAATGCGCCCATTGTCACTTAACGTTCCAAAATTTTCTGCATCCCTCCAATTTCCATAATATGTAGTAATCTGCTCACGTTCTTCTACAACTGATAAATAGGAAAGTATAAAGCAATTGCGTTCTTTATCATAGACTATATTACACCCCTCATCTTCGGAACTTTTATCTATGGATTCAACGATAGCGGTAATACCAATAACAATATCGTTAAATTCCAACACATCATCCACATAGGCCGGCAAATGTTTACTAGACACTTTACCATCATCGTCAAGGGGAGCAATTCCACCATTGGCTCCTTTTGTTGCTTTGAATGCGTTTAACTGCTCACCCGCATTATCAGCCTTATTGCTTGCCTCATCTACCGTATCTTCTACAGCATCCATTCGTTCTTGCAGGGAATTGACACTATCAGCATACGATTCATTCCTTTCCCCTATTTCAGTCACATCATTTTGTAACTGAGTAATATCATTCTGAAATTTTTCGACAATCTCATTATATTTTCCGTCATCAACGGAAGGGGTTCCTCCTTCTTCTCCTGTGGGTACCCATTCTCCACCATCACCAACATATATCGGAGCAGGTAAAGTCGTACCAACAAGCGCCCACCAACCATTATGGGGAAACGGATGTGCTATTTTTAACTTCTCAATGGTAGTAAATAACCCTTTATTCGCAGATTGGATATTCTTAGCCTCAAGCCACCCCTCTACTTTTACGTTCCCTTTTAAATGGGTTTTACCCTGAATGGTTACATCACCACCTATTGCAGCATTACGACTAACAGAAACATCACCGTCTACTTGTGTTGATTTGATTGAACTCATATTAATACTGATTTAGCTAATTCGTTCAATGCAGAGCTTTTCTCCACATCCCCGAATGTTGTTAATACTAGTGCAGCAATTGTATACACTACCGCATCATAACATCGCTGACAAATCTCTATCGCACCATATTTGTCTATTTGAGGATAAGGAAGATAAACAGCACGACTGACTGTTGCATCCTCACTCTTACAAGAATAGAATTCCAGTACTCTCCCCTCTGGTCGTATAGAAATAGCGCAAATAGGACGTTGGGTAGTACCACGTATCCCTTTAAATCTGGAGGATTGCTTCTCGTATTCAGGATCGTCAACACTTATGGGATAAAATACAGCACGTTCCCAATCGCTCATCTGAAAAACAACAAAGCGCATAAAATCTTCAGGCAACAACACGCAGCCGCTTTCATTCTTTTTCCAATACACCTCTTCCCCGAAATTATGCCCACCATCGAGCAAGTAAGGAGGTGCAGAACTGTGTATACGTTTTACAGCTTCGACAACTTTTGATTTAATGATGTCGTTTAATGCAAGCGTGTCTACATCACCAATTTCTTTCAATACATCACTCGTTGTATTTTGATCAAGTGCTATGCGAACATCTTTAGCTATCTCGTCAAGATGATATACCGTCATACGCTATTACTTTATTATTACAATCCTTCGAACTCTATTCCATGGGCTGCTGCTTGTTCCAAGATGGCTTTAGTAGAACGCATAGAAGTACGACTGATACCAAATTTATCAGCAAGATAATCTTTGGCAGTTGCAATATCGCTCACCTTGACCTTGCAAACAGTTTCATCATTCCCTGCCCCTGCGTTATCTTTCGTCTCTCCGTTTTGCTCAACGTTCTCGTTGTTATCCAATTCAGTCTTGTCTACATTCTCAGCAGCCGGAATTTCTTTCTGATTCTTTAAAGAAGTAACCTTTTGTTTGTCTGTCGCCTTTCTTTCAGCACTTTGTCCCTGTAAAGCTTGGAGTCTAAACAACTTTCCAAATTTATAGTGTTTCTCTATCGACTTTTGTATCACCTCATTATCAGTAGTAAATACGCTACTACCATCTGATAAGGGAGTAAACGTTATATGCAAATTCTTTTTGCTGGGAAGCACAACATTAATACTAATATTGGTATTCGCTTTGTAAGTCTTAATAATCATATTGTTGAATGAATTAAAAAAGGGATAGGACTTCTATCCCATCCCCCGATTAATAATTTGATTTATTTACACCCTAATCAAGCAGCTTCTGAACCGCTATCTTCTACTGTTGTAGGTGCCTTTGCAAGTCTCATACGTGCATGTGCTTTCGCATAGCGCAGATATAAGCAACTTACTTCTTGAATTACTACTGCGTCAGTGCGACGGATACCGGCTTTCTGTAAGTCAAGCACATTACGTGCCCAAGACACATGGGTTTTCTTGGAAAGGTATTCTGGATCCATAGCAAAACCACAATCGCTCATGCCATTCACATCAAACAGCTCGTGATGAATGGTTAACACCTCACCAAAGTCTGTATCCCATGACTTGAACTTCAAGTTCCAAACATCAACGGTATCCTTCAAACGGAATTTCTCACTCTTAATCTTAGAAAATGCTGATAGCATATCAGAGCCACAGAATAAAATCTTACGCTTATTACCGATACCTGTCCCAACAAAGAGGTCTTTGGTTATATCCACGAGATTCTCATCAGTAATTTCAGCACAATTTTTCTCGCTATTCCACTCACCAACCTCAATGTCTTTTCCTGCCATCCACCAAATACCACCCGTAAACCACGTGTTCATACCATCCTTAGCGATATGCTTGATAACCTGTTTCACACCAAACAAGTAAGTGTTTTCCATAGCAAGACGCATATCATATACACCATCCTCCTCAATATCAGAGAAGTTCCAATTCACCTCTTTAGCAGCAATCTTATCAAAGGTAGACTGTTCCACCTGTATCATGAAGTTTTGACAGTACTGCGTTTCCGGCATCGGGATGTTGTTGAAACGACCCGTTTGTACGTCAAGCTCTCCGCAAGCCTTACCCATACGCACGAGGGTTGTACCGCTTGGAATGGCGGGAACAAGGATAGGCTGTTTAGAAGATGTGTCCATCGTTCCATTTACCGCATACACGGTAGGAAGGTTGGTTGTGCTGTCCTTACCGCAAACGCACAACACAAGGTCGGGAACATTACTGTCATCGTTAGTATATGCAGTACCGTCAGGCTTGGTTATGGCACTGATACCTACAACACGGATAGTATCGTCAAGGGTAAACATATTCACATCATCCACAGGAAGCGATACACTTGCTCCGCTTGTCATGGCGGCTAGCTCCTTGTTGGTGGCGCACTTGATTTCCCGTGTACCTACGCTGTAATATTTCACCTCAAAAGAATTAGTACTATCCGACTTTGCATAACGGCTAATTTGGTCTATAGGAGTTGCCATCGGGCGAATTTTCACGATGCGTTTATCTACATCGCTTAAATAGAAATTAGAGTCACCTTCGTTACGCCCTCCCGTCTCCGTTGCAATACCATCTGTTCCACCTGTGCCGTCTGCACCGGCTGTCACTTTACCTGCATCTGGCAGATTTGATGCGTCAGCCATCATGACACCGCTTGATGCACTCGTCACAAACGCTAATATCATTAGCATAATGCGACAAAAGAAATTCATTGCTTTCTTCATTGCTTGAAATTTTAATTGTTAAAAATGAATTATGTATATTTATTTGTTTATTGATCTACGTTTTTCGCCTCCACGTTCCCAAATATTCTGTGCACCATCATATCGACTTATTGCACCAAGATCGGGCATTTGTCGTGAGCCGGCATTACCACCTCCATTCTTTCCTGCAAGATTAGCAGTACCGTCACTTTTGCTCCCTTTGCGTAGTTTTTCCTCAATCTTGCTATTGCGTCCTTTTACTTCCCCCTCATGACTGGCTGTTTCTACGTCGCTATCATGTTTAATAGCCTTAATAGCCATTTGTATGCTTTCTCGCGTAAACTTACCAAGAAGCCCGTCTTTCATAATTCCAATCAGGAACTCCATTGCTTGGTCTATTTCATCATCAGAAATACCTTCCTCCTGCTGCATCTGTTCAAGAGCGGAAAGGGTTGCATTAATGTTCTGCTGATACTGCTCTTCAAACTCCTTCTCTTTGGCTATTCGTTCCGCATACTCTTTGTTAGCAGCAGCAAGAGCTTCTTGCTTTTCAGGGTCTTCAAGTGCAGCTTTAAAATCATCACCAAATTTGCGTATCATACCGATGATTGGGTCTTCCCCTTTACGCCAATCAGTGAGAAATGCCGCACTACGTGGATTGCTCGCAAAAAGATCGGAAAGTGCTTTTTCCCGTTCTTTATAGCCAGACAATTCTTTGTCCAAACCGTCGTATTCGTCGTTAATTTGAGCGAATAATGCCTCGTCATCGGCAAACTCTTTATCGGGATACTTTGCCTTCAATCGTTCTGTGTATCGCTCGCGATTGCTCTTAACTTCCATATTATTAGGTATAATGTGAGAAAAATAAATTTTGGTCTTTATCTACACAGCAAAAATAGCAAGGGAAAGAAGGATTCCACGTTTATCTTTTTACGCTCCAATCTATAACTTTGGAACATAGATAAATAGAAAAGATGAAGCATAAAGGCGCTATAATGGAATACTCAAAGGAACGTATGGACGATTTAATGAGAGCATACGATGAATACATTTCATCATGCGACTATATCCGCATGCCCGAAGTATACAAAATAATTGTCAATATGCCCTCTCGCCGCTTTTGGGTCAGCGACATACGTGCAGCATTGGTCATTTCTGCAATGATAAGAGGTGAAACAGACTTGAATACCATGTGGCCATTAAAGAAAGAGATGTATGAAGAAATTTATAGTCGAGTACTCACGCTCCAAGAAGAACATCCAGAATTGACTATTTCCGAACTATGTGCTAAAGTAATTGTGCAACCTGCTCCAAAATTCTACCTCACACCGGGCAGTGCTAAAATCATGGTATGTAAAGCAAGAAAACAATGGATACAAGAAAAATGGAAAAAGTTACGACTCTTATAATTGCTATAATAACTGTATGCTTATCATTTTTCAGCATATGGGATTGGGAAGTCGTTGGCGTTTATACTGGTTGCGATCTGTATGGTCATATATTATATCCATTTTTTCATGCCAACCTTCTGCATGCTACGCTTAATGCATGGTGCCTGCTTTCAATCGTTTTCATTTATGACATTAAAATATGGCGACTATTATTATCATATATTATTGCTGCTACAATCCCAATTGATATATTAGGTAACTTCATTGATAATATGACGCTGCCTACTGTTGGATTGTCAGCAATGATTTTTGTCCTGTTTGGCTCAATATCCTTTGAAGTACTACAAAAGTGGTACTATCAAGCATGGATGTTATTTTACCTCACCATAGGATTCTTCTTCCCAAATACAAATGCATGGATACATTTGTATTGTTATATTGCAGGGCTAGTAATTGCTTTGATGAACAAACCCATTAAAAGCAAACACTATGACAAATGAGATTATTAACAAGATTGTACAGGAAAACGCAAAACGTAACGCAGAAGTATACGCCAAATTCGACCCTATAAGCGGAAAAGGTTCTGTAGGTGAACGCGAGCGTGTACGCATTAAGGATTTCCCTGTTAAGGTACAATATCTTCCTGTGGAAATGATGAATATTCCACTTGTTAAACGACTCATTCAATACGGTTCTATAGATGCATTACTCAAAGCAATCAATAAGGAGGAACACAATAGTGAAGATTATGAATACCCTGAAGAGGACTACGAAGTCGATCGTTTAAAGGTTATTCAGCAGTTTGTTCGTTTGCGTTGTCGGTACGATTTCCCTTTTTGGGCTGCATTCTACGTTTACATCAAGAACAAAGGAGGTGGAGAAGATGTCCTGTTTCGTCTCACACGCCCACAACGCCGATTTGTCGAAAGGTTAGAACGGTTACGAAAGGCAAAAAAGCCTATACGCCTCGTGTTGTTGAAAGCACGACAATGGGGTGGTTCTACAACCTCGCAAATTTATATGGCTTGGTTGCAACTTGTACACAAGGTTGGTCTAAACTCACTCATCATTGCTCATCAAGGTGCCGGTTCTGATGAAATCAAGGACATGTTTGACAGGATGATTAAAAGTTATCCTGTTGAAATGCTTCACAAGTTAGGCGAAACCTACAACGAAAATGAGGCTAAATTAGTGGGTGTTGGTAAATCTGGTAGTATCCATCGCGTACCTCAACGAAACTGCAAAATAAAAATTGGTACAGCTGAACGTCCAGACAGTTGTCGTGGTGGTGATTATAACCTCGTACATCTTTCGGAGGTCGGACTTTGGAAAGTTACTGACGGCAAGAAACCGGAAGACATCGTGCGTTCCGCCTGTTCCGGTGTCTTACTCCGCCCCTACACAATGATTGTCTATGAAAGTACCGCCAATGGTACAGGCAATTTCTTTCAAAAGGAGTACGATGATGCAAAGAATGGAAAGTCGCAGTTTGAAGCAATGTTCGTGTCGTGGTTCGACATCGAGCAGTATTCATTACCGATTGACAATGTGGAAGCGTTTGCAACAAACCTCTACGTCAACCGAGAGAATGACAATGTATCATCCAACCGTGAGGAAAGCGGCAAATACTTGTGGTGGCTTTGGGAACGTGGCGCAACACTCGAAGCCATAAATTGGTATATACAAGAACGTGCAAAGTATACCGAGCATGGCCTTATGGCTGCGGAGTTTCCTTCTGATGATGTCGAAGCTTTCGTCCATTCAGGTGCGCGAGTCTTTGACAAATATAAGGTGGAAAAACTACGTAAGTCCTGCAAACCACCCAAATATATTGGCGAGGTATATGCCGATGCAGACGAAGGTAAAAAGGCACTGCAAAATCTCCGTTTCGTGGAAGACAGACAGGGATTGTTACATATTTGGGAATTGCCAGAAGAAGATGAGAAGGAAATCGTAACCGACCGTTATCTAACAATAGTTGATGTTGGAGGACGTTCCAACAAAGCGGACTTTTCCGTAATACTTGTACTTGATCGTCTGTTTATGTCAGAGGGTGGAAAGCCTGTTGTTGTGGCACAATGGTATGGACACTGTGACATCGACCAACTTGCATGGAAAGCAGCACAGATTGCAGCGTTCTATAACAATTCCCTGCTCGTCATAGAAAGTAACACTCTCGAGACACACGACAAAGAAAGGCAAGTGGATGGTGACCAATCACAATTCATCCTGAATCAAATCAAAGACATTTATCCAAACCTGTATGCACGTAAGCAATCAGAGGAAGATGTACGCGAAGGACTACCACGTAAATATGGCTTCCATACTAACATAGCCACAAAGCCGATGATTATCTCAACACTCGTAAAGGTTATCCGTGAAAATCTATACACAGAACGAGATGACAGATGTTTGGACGAATACTTATGCTATGAGAAAAAGAAAAACGGTGCTTTTGGCGCAATTACCGGTAAGCATGATGACTTATTAATGACAAGGGCTATCGGACTGCATATCTGTTTCTTTGAAATGGATATTCCCAAAATTGTACCTCGTATCGGGCGATTTGCCATTAAAAGAAAGAAAGCTGTTTCAGCAGCGACAATATAAACTTAGTAAATTATAAAAGTATGAAAACAAAATTGAACATCTTCGTGAAAATCAAAGCCTCGTTCCAACTGATAGAGGCAGTCCGTCAGGCAAACAAGGAACACGCATCTACGGGTAATCGCTACTATGTGATGCCCACGAGCGGCACGTCCGGCAACCTTGTCATTATGGATAGAGCAAACTTCCGCAAGCTCAAGCAGAAGCACTACATCAGCCACAAGGCTACACAGATGAACCTCGAAGCCGAGTGTTTCTATTGCACTCCGTATCGCAACGGTATGGGGGAACTCTCACCAATGGCAAAATCACTCAAACGTGAGTCCTACTATTCTTGGGTCGCTGCGGTACGTCAGCTCCGTAAAGCAGAAAAGTCAAAACGAAAAGCCAAGAAACAATGAGCAGGTACGACAAAAAGCAGGGATTAGACGGCATAGCCACCCTAACAAACAACCCACTTGCGCTCATCAATACCCGCAAGCAGAAATTGGTCTACGATATTGAGCACCCACGGTGCAAAAGATGTGGAAAGGAATTGTATATACCCAAACCACCAAAAAATCTGTTTGAATCATGGGGTATAATGGCTTGGACTGCTTTTGTAAAGCAATACATCAAACATAATGGCTGGTACGAACTTGAAAACCTAAACAGAAATATCGTATGTGGCGATTGCCTGAAAAGTGATGATGTTCCAAATACGATTATGCTCAACTCATACGATAAGTGGATTGAAGAGTATAACAAATGGAAAGAAAGTTTATAAGCCACATGAATAACAAAAAGGGACATATCGCTGTGATATGTCCCTTTTCGTTAGTTAGTTATGCTGTTTGCCTCATAGCGTTCTGCAACTGGTTTACAGCCTGCATATTTACACCCTGTTTAGCCTGTTGCATCAACTGCGGAGAAATGCCGTCAGGCACTTTGCCTTGCTCCAACTGCTCCCTCTGTGATTTGATGCTCTGCAACAGTTCATCCGCAAACGGGAAATCTCCATGCTCAAGCAACTGCTCTACACTGATCGCTTGGGACTGGTACAACTGCATTAGCATATCATTAGCAAGATGCCTGTATGCCGGTGTTGAAGTACTTTCAGTAATGCTTAAGTCAAATTCTACATCCCGGATTTTCTTCGGGTCATATTCAATTTGCGCACCACTCCTACCAGCAATATTGAACACACGTTTTGTATCATAAAACTGCTGCATATTCTTCACATCTTTGTATGCCCCGTCCACAACAAAGCAACTAAAACACTCAAGTAAATCTAGTAATGATTTTGTAGCATTCTCCGTCTGCTGATTATAGTGAGATGCGCTTTCACCAGAATATCCCGGTTTTCCTTGTAATGCACCTGTAACTCCCGAAATATCTTCAAAGAATTTAAGTTGAATATTCAACAACTCGGCAATGCCTATATTAGTCGAATTATTGGCCACTTGTTCCGGGGCTCTACCGCCTTTACTCGGTTTATACACAATGACACCATTAAACTCTGTCCAACTTTCCGCTATATCATCAATGCTAACACCATCGGGTAAACAATCCTCCGGCATCATTAACACACCTTTTGCACTGGCCCGCATTATCCAATCATAAAGGGTTATCAATCGGTTGGTGTATCGTTGCTGGTCTATCACATCTGCAACAAATGAATGTATTTCCCCATCAATGAAAGGATATGCCTTGAAAACGTATGGATGGCTACCATGTTCGTAGGGTGTCTCCCCTTCCCTCAATATATCACCGAATGGAGATAGATAATAGAAATACCAGTAATCATCTACAAACCAAGTAGCTTTTATCAACGGTACTTCTTCTTTAGGCATACCCACCTCCTTGGCCATACGCATACGTTCTTCGTTTTCAGCAAGTACTACTTGTGCATAATCTTCCTCATCTATCTTGAAAATGTCACCATTTTGGTAATCATGGCAACGGTATCTCGGCTTCTGTTCCTTACGCCATATTTCTATTACCCTGCATCTTCCCGGCTCACTGGTAAAGAGAAAATCGTAATTTTCTAACCGACTATACCCAAATCGCTCTGCGTAAGTGGCTATATAATCCTTTCTTGCAGCCCACTTATAAATATCACGAAGCTCACGATATTCTTGCGGACTGGAAGCAAATTGTTCACACAGTTGTCCAAAAGATATATCATGTACTTCTCCAAGCACGGACACATCCCAACCTCTAAAATCCCTCATATTGTTATCAATGAAGAAATTGTTCGGTTGTACATAATCCGTCCAGCAATCTTCTTTCCCATTACGCCAGCCGTATGATTTACGATGAACAATAAAGCCACTGATTAGAAACTCTTCCATACTTCGAGCATACACATCGGGCATTCGATTAAGCTGCATATTGCATTGTAATATAGTGCTCATTGTCTCACCCAGCTTTTGTTCGTCTCTATCACGTGCTGTACAGGTCGGTTCTTTACTCTGGCTACGATACACTCCAAGTACACTGCGTACAAGTCGGCGGATCAGATTATTTTTCAATGGCACATTACCTTGGCTCTTGATATATTCTTCCTCAGTCATGGATTTACCATCAACACAAATCATATCGTCCCATTGAAAACCGTAAGTATAACGTTTATTACGTTCCCGGTCTTTTCGAAAGTCCTCCATCTGATTCCAATAGTACTGCGCTTCCATTAGAATATCAAATGCTCTGCGATCACCATACCGCTTTGCAGAAGCAACAGTATCAATTTCCGATGAATCATTTCGCTTTGGTGCAATTTTGCTCATTGGTAACAATTTTCCCTTGCCTTTATTTGTATGCATATTTTCGTTGTTTAATGATTGCTTAGAGTACAAAAGTAGTCCTCCAAGCAATCTCTCCATGTTTAACTATTTACGTTCACGAGTTTGATTCATTTCTAAAATCATTTCTTTTTTCAATTCATTCAACTCGGCTTCGATATTCTTACGTTCCTCGTCATCAATTGCTTCCTTCAACTCGTTATACAAATCATCTATGTCACTTTGATAACTCTCAAAAATTTCATAACGTTCATATTTGGGAGAATTATAGAGAAAATCTATTTTCTCCGCATAGTTAAATATGCCGTTATCCGTATCTTCCTCATAATGTTTCAATCTCGTTTTCAATTGGTCATGTTCCTCTTTCAAACGGAAATACTCGTTGTTAACAGCTCTATATTCAGTACGTTCATCACCAGCTTTAACGAGCCTATTTAAGATAAGTACGCCACGTGGATCATAATCTCTTACTCCTACAATAGTCTCGGCTGTTTTGGATAATTTATCAACTGTTCCAAATACACCACCCAAATAACCATTCAAAATATATTCGAGCTTAGCTGGATTAAAGTCAATAGTTCCTTTGGTGTATGGATCACCCCCTGTAGCCTCATTAATGGCATTTGCCAAGCCTACAATATGCTTGTTAGCACTTTTATATGCTTTCGTCCATTCGGGCATATCCTTATTGTAAGGCGTATCTTTATAAAGTGGCATTCCTGTCCAACTCTTTTCCACGACAAACGCTTCCCACAATGGTTTTGCAGCACTAGGAACAAAGGCATTCAATCCTCCACCTCCTTCCAAGAAATCAATAGGCAGAATTTGAGTCACTTGCCCAGCAATAGCTTCAGCAATTTCCTCACCTGCTAAATGTTCTTTTCCATTAAAAGTGGAAGTCATCAACTCACCCATTCCATAAAAAGCACGATATTCGACGGGCAAAGGGATAGAGATCCAATGATCGCCAATACTGAACAAAATATTACTACGACGTACATATTCGGGCAAATTATAATATGCATTTTTGTTGTCGTCATCATCGTCATCCCCACCCAAATAGGCGATAAGGGCCCCAAGCAAGAACATAACAGCAGCTCCAGTGAATGCTTTAGCCGGATGGTGCTTGACTTGTTTCCCAAAATTGGTTGTACCTTGTATAGCCGCATTCCAGAAAACATAGCCACTTCTACCAAGACCGGATATTAGTGCGGAAACATTACCCATTTTTGTCTGTCCAGCAGTGTCGTAGAATTTAGCTCCGCTACCTTTCTTATTAAAATTCACACTTATCTCCTTTGCATCATAAATTGCTCTGTCTATACTACGTCCCATTTCACGTGAAGTCATAAATACCGCAAAACGTGCACTATTCTCTACAGCTCTATTCAATTCATCAAAACGTTCGCCCAAAAAAGATAATGCTTTTTTTATAGGCAACTTACCATTAGCCTTCTTCAATTCTTTACGAATATCATTCTTATGCTGCTCGATGTCGCGAATATTAGCATATCCTGTTTCACCGCCATTCATCATAAATTGATGAAACATTACTTCGGTCTTATCGTTCATATCAAGCGTTCCTTTACGATGTTTAGCCAACAATCTTTTCATCATGACAGGATTAACCTTGGTATAGTTTCGATGAAAACGTAGAGCATAATTAGGACTCTCCTTTATCCATACCATAGAATTAGTATAAAGCATATCTCTCATGAAATTCGACACAACAAAGTCCGGATTACGTGTAGTATAAAACGCACTCAATTGACGGTTTATCTTCTCTCCGGCACGAAGAATTGCTCCAATAGCACCTGCTGTGTCATTATCCGGGTTCGTCTGTCCGTTCAATGCCTGTGCAGCTCTCGGATTACCGTTGATGGTAATCACATAATCCCTGCCGTTTCGCTTCACCACCACTTGATGCTGTCGCAAATCTCGGCTCTCAACAACACGATAAGGGATGTTTGCTGCATCTTTGCCGCGTTTATAGTTATCGGGGGCAGATTCAGCAAGCTGCTTCATCTTATCCTCAAACTCGTTCATCTTTCGCTCTACCTCTTCGGGGCTATCGCTGATGTCAATATTGTCGGGGAATATCGGTTTCCATTCATCGGAAACTGCATCGTACTGCAACCACAAATCACTCACACTAACAAGGTCGCTCGGATGGTTGAGGGCAAAGTTCAAAAACTTTTGTTTCACGAGTTTGTTGCGGTTTCCCTGCATAATGGCACTCTCGGCCATAGATTGTAGGTTGGCAAATGGATCGTCCGCTTTAGAGCGTCTTCCCTCCGCTTTCTTGATAGGTGCATTGAATATACTCTGCTTATGCGTAAGGTAAGCGTAGGCTTCAGCACTCGTTTTTTCATCAAATCCACGCAAAGGAATGTAAAACTCATACATATCTCTCACACTGTCGTAGGTTTCCTTGCTCATCATTCCGCATTCGTAGGACTTGGAAATGATTGCCTTGCTGACTACATTAACCTTACTCCACAATACGGTGGTATCGTGTGCGTTTTCGTACTCATCTACCATAGCCTGTGCTTCGGCTTCGGCATCTGCGATCTCTTCCATACCTGCAAGGGCGGTAAGACCTGCATAATCACGTTTGCGGTACTCGTCAATAAAATCCTGCAAGGCCTTTGTACTCTTCGGATGCTGCTTCTGATATTCTGCAAAGTCCTTTTGTGCATCACGCTCTGCCATTACTCTATTACGTTCAAGACCATGTTTAGCCATCATATAATCGGTCAGTTCCTCGCGCTCTGCTGTACTGTGCGCAAGTTTGGCTACCTCTTCAAGCATTGGCTTGAACAATAGGTGCGCAAAGGCATCAGCTTCGGCTTTGTTCACACTTGATAAGCGGTTCTCACCCAAGTAGGCATTTTCAAATCCGTCAACATCTTCCATTCGGGTATTCTTACCAAGAATGGCGGTCATTGCTTCTTTCAAACCAAGCATACTATCCTGCAACGCTTCCTGCAACTGATACATTCCGCTTTTCATACGTTGCTCATATCGGTGTCGTGCCAAAGTGCGCTCGTGTATTTCGGGGTCACCGTCTCG